AAACCAATGCACAACGTAACCAAGAACGTGAAGCCGTAGCCCGTGACTTAAGGCCAACCAATTATATTAATCGAGATGCAAACGTAGACTTGCTTGCATTAACTACAAAAAGAATTGGCGGCCATGTCCTTGGCGATGGGCCTGGCAATGAAGCAATGACCATGTTCCCTAGCAATAATTCGGCGGCCATTCTTCAAAAAACACAAGCGAGGACGGATAATGACTATGCCGAAACGGGACTGCCTCCATTACTTCAAGGAGGAGATACTACCTCCGAGTCTGCAACAGAAAGTCAAAACCAACTCACAAATGCAAACAAGAAAATTGAACTTGTCATTAAAAATCTGGCCTATACGGCATGGATGCCGGTATTTCGTTATCTCCTTCGTCTCGAACAAGCCTATGAAACTGAAGACTATATTAAGGCTATTGCAGGAAAATATTTCGGCCCTTTGATTTGGGACAAGTCAGTTCCGGTTCGTTCAATCATTCAAGGCGATTTTGATTTACAAGTTAATTTCTCAGTTAATAAACAATCCAAGATTAACCAATACATGATGATGATGGATCGAGCGACGGCTGCGAACCAAGCTACGGGTTCTTTGGTTCAGATGCGTGTGCTTCCTGAACAGAAAGCCACTTTCATCGATGTCAGCAAGATTTTCAAAGAGATGCTGCCTTTGATCGGGATTAAGAAAACGAATGAGTTCGATATGCCTGCTATGGCTCCGCCCCCAGAACAAGGAGCACCGCAAGGCCAAGCATCCCAGCCAGCCCAAACTTTAAACGTGCCAAGTCAAACCAATAACATGGTTCCAGGCCAATGAACTTCCCAGAAGCCGAAGTCAGAGCCCTAGAAAAGCAAGCCCTCCACGGAAGTAAAGCACGTGAAGTCAGAGACGGCCAAGATTGGAAATGGCTACAAGAATTTATTTACGGCGCAATCTTCGACGAAGCGACTCTGACTATTGAGAACGCGAAAACAGAAGAGGACAGAATAAAAGCCCAGCAAATGTTCCTCGCTTGCAAGAAACCAAAGCGAGTACTCGACTTTTTAATTTCTCAGGGAGACGCAGCAATTGCATCCCTTAAGGAACTAGCGGAACAACCGACCCTAGAAAATCAGGAGGAAAATAATCATGCCTAAAGGTGTATACGACAGAACCCCAAAAGTAAATATCCAAAAAGTCAGCGAAATGCCGGATCGTCAGTCAGCCAATGCCAATGTAGAAGCTATTCGCCAATCAAGCGGAGATCAAGAAATCTCCACTACGGAACGTTTGTTTGGAAGCCCAGCGGAACAGCTTGAGGACAATACTCAAGACCCGAATATCAGCCAGGAGCCTTTAATCTCCCAGCCGGTAGCGCAGAATCCCGAACAAGCCGAACAACCCAGATTTAAAGAGTCTAACAGCCCAAAACATGAGGAATCTACCCCGGAAACGGATGATTTCATTGACTGGGAGAAAATGTCAGGTCGCAAGATCCGACAGAAGATAGACGGAAAAGAAGTGATTACGACGGTTGAGGAACTGAAAAAGTATTCAGACCAAGACCAGATTAAGAAGCATCTAGCGGAGCAAGCAGATCGAGTAGGTCAAGAGCGACGGAAATTAGCGGAAGAAAGACAACAATGGAATCAGCAGAGGAATCAGCAACAGCAATCATTACCCCAAAAAACAAATGAGGATATGATTTCTGCATCGCAGCAAATGCAATCTCAACAAGATCCATACTTTCAACGCATTCAATTTCTAGAAGCACAGGTTCAGCAATTGGCTCAAGGAATACAGCCGAGCATCTATGAAAGTAATCGGCAACGTGTCTCCAATGAGCTTAAAGCACAGGGTTTTAATGATTTCAACGAATACCTTCCCAAAATGGAAAGCGTCGTCGTCGGTCTCAAAGATCCGAACCTGGTAAGTTTCTATGACACACCTGAAGGGTCAAAAGCCCTCTATTTCCAGCTCAAAGCCCAGGATTTGCAGAAAGCTCCTCCTAGACAAACAATGGCACAAAATGTTCCACGTGGAATCCCGGAAAACATCCCAGCGACTCAAATTGATGGCGGGGCTCAAAGCTCAGGTCAATATATTGAACCTGAGAACCAGAGTTATAAAGCTGCCTTCAAAAGAGCGATTGGGACTGATGACCGGGATGCCTGGAACGAAGTACTAATGAAAAAACGTCCTGACTTGTTCAGGAACGACTAATAAGGAGCTTTTACAATGACTATTCCAGCAAATACATTCCAAACCTTTGCGGCTAAAGGTAACCGTGAAGACTTGATTGACATCATTGTCAACATTTCGCCGACGAAAACGCCGGTGTTGTCTATGACCGAATCCGTTCGTGCCTTTGCGACTCTGCACGAATGGCAAACCGATTCCCTGAACTCGCCTACGGCCAATGCAGCGGTTGAAGGTGATGATTCAACGGCGGCGGCAGTTGTTGCAACGACTCGTTTGAACAACGATACTCAGATCCTCACCAAGAACTTCATCATCTCTGGTACCCAAGAAATCGTCCGTAAAGCGGGCCGATCCTCGGAAATCGGATATCAAGTCCAGAAGTTGACCAAGGAACTTGCGACTGATATCGAATATGCCTTGGTGGTTAATACCGCTGCGGCGACCGGCGCATCTGCGACGGCTCGCACGATGGAAGGTATCGCTGGCTGGATCGTGACGAATACGTCTTCGGCCACGGCGAACCGTTCCTTGAACTCGGCTATCCTGGACGCGAACTTGCAGCTCATTTGGGCGGCTGGTGGAGACCCGGACGTTATCTTGTCGGGCGGTAATCAGAAGATCGCCATTGCAGGATTCACGCAGAACACGCGCTACATCGCCGCAGACGCTGCGAAAGTCGTGAACTCAGTTGATATCTATCAATCGAGCTTCGGAACGCTTAAAACGGTTCTAAGCCACATCATGAACACGAAGCTTCCGAATACGATCTTCAACCTGGACATGAGCTACTGGCGTAAAGCTTGGCTCCGTCCGGTTGGATTGGCGGAACTTGCGCGTACTGGTGACTCTCGGAAATTCCAAATGGTGGCAGAATTGACCCTCGAAAGCTTGAATGAGAAAGCTTCGGGCGTGGTTACTCAGCTTACCTAACCATTGATTTGGTGGGGTGGGGAACTAACCTTCCCTGCTCCACCAACTCTTTTAAAATTTATGATTATTCGATCAAGCAAACTTCAAGAAGGGGAAACGATAACGGTAAATGGTGATGAAATCATCATGAATAAAGTTGTCGATATTGAGCCCGTCCTAAAAGCCAATTATGAATCTAGAAAAGATTCACAGAATGGTTTTTCTAAAGATCACGAATGGCGTCGGGTCTTAACTGTTCCCATGGAAGTATTGATGATGTGGAAGCAAGAATACCCGGAAATTATGTCGGGTGATCATGAGGCCGAAGATTCGGCACTTAAGAAGTTATTGAAAAGAGAAGAAAATAAACTTTTTTCCACAGTAGAAAATGTGAAGGGTATTTTCTAGATGTTTGACCTAGACGTTTTTATCCCGACAGCCAAGCAGCCTGAGCGTAAAAATAATCTTATTTGCCAGATCAATACCGCTTTGAATTGTGGGCTTAATACCCGCGTAACGATTGGGATGGAAGGCGATTATCCAGGTCTTTTAGATAACTTCAGAAAAGAACAACTTGAACGTATCAGGATTGTAACAGGGGTTCCTCAAGGTACGCCAAGTATTTCAATCGAACATGTCTTAGAAACAACGGATTGGGCTGATTGGGTTCATATTCCGGCCGATGATGATTGTGTCCTTCCCTGGGGATATCAACATCTTTGGGAAGCAAGAAAGAACGTTTCAATGGTATTGGGGCAAGTTCTTTGTGTATCTCGCATAACACATCTTGATTTTAGTTCCTATAAAGTTGGAAGAAAAATTGAAACCGGTTTTATAAGCGGAGCTTGTGCTTTATTCAATATGCGAAGCATGGAAAAACTACCCAAGCCCTGGATGTCAAATAATCCGGTATCAGATTGCGATTTAATTAAAGCAATGGCTGAAAATTTTCCCTATACGATTATTCCAAATGTAGTTTCGGTAATGTCTTTAACAGAACTTGAGAGTCTCCATCATTCATTTCAGGATCATTATAAAAAGATATACGGGCACTTATTCCCATGAATCCTATGAAAGTATGCATATTTAGGGCCTCGGACGGAGCTTGTGATTATTATCGAACACTTATACCGATGAATACTGCGGCAGAAAACAAGTGTATTAAAAAGTCTGAGATGTGGGTTTCTCATCTTCTAGCCAAGATGATGCATGATGAAGATAGTTTCATGAATTCAATGCAGAGCGATATTTACTTTTTACAGCGTGTCTCTAGTGAGAACTTGATTAAAAAGATACGTGAATTCAAAGACGGCATAAAAGTAGATGCAAAGTTGGTCATGGACTATGACGATGATGTTTTTAATGTCTCGCCACTCTCAAATCATTATATTGACTATGGAACCGAAGAGATCAAAATCGTCCATGAAGGAAAATTGATCTTCGAATGGAAAGACGGAGTTAATTTTAACCTTTCCAAGAATCGAAAGATGCTCGACAACATCAAAAAATCTTGCGAGCAAGTCGATTGTATTACTACGACGACGGAACACTTGGCAAAAGTATACCGTCAATTCAACGATGTTAAGGTCTTGCCAAATTGCGTTGATTTAAAACAATGGAATAAATTGCCTTTGCTTCGGAAGAACCCGGATGAGATTCGTATCTGCTGGCAAGGCGGCCATTCTCACTGGGAAGATCTTAAGTTAGTCCGTGAATCTTTGATCCAGATCGCCAACAAATATCCCAATGTTAAAATTTTAATGTTGGGCTATATGCCAGTTACGATGGAAAAAGATTTTAGACCCGGACAATTAGAATTTCATCCTTGGGTTGAGACTCCGGCCCATCCATATCGATTGGCGACTTTGGATGTGGACATCGCAATTATTCCTTTGAAAGACACCATATTTAACCGTTCAAAGAGCAATATAAAATGGGTTGAGTTTTCATCCTTGGGAATTCCCTGTGTCACGTCTTATGTCCAGCCCTATGACTCAATTCAAGATGTCGACGAAATCAACAAAGGTATTTTCGTCGAGAACAATGATGTGAATGGTTGGGTGAAAGGACTTGAAACTCTAATCCAAGACAAAGTGTTACGTCTTGAGATTGGGAAAAATGCTCGCCAATTTGTTGAGAAGAATTTCGATATCAATACTCAGTACATGCAATGGGTAAATGCTTTTGAGGGGGTAAGAAATGTCAATAGCTGCAAATCCATTGCTTAGTGCCATCGTTTTAGAAGGAATCAACCAAGCGGGGGAAATGAACCCTTCGGCGGCCCTAATTACCAGGGCCACAAACAATTGGATTGAAGAAATCAAGAACGACATTTGGAATCTGGGCAAGAAACCTAAACTTCTTCATGTTACGGCCTATACGACCATTCCAGTTGGACAATCCCGTTATGCCTATCCTTCGGACTATTCAAGCGATTTATCATTGAGCATCCTGACCGGATCAAACGTCAATAGCTGCCAGGGTGGAAGCAATAACACGCTCATTTTAAATGCCAACGATACGTCTGGGGCGAATATTTTGGGCAAAGAAGTTTTGATGATGTCGGGTGGAAGCCAGGGAAGTTATTCTCAGATCGTGGCATATGATGGCACGACTAAAATTGCTTCTATGGTTCCCGACTTCAATACCAGCCCAACGTTGGGCGATACCTACATGATAATTGATCAGGAATATCCAGTTCAGACCCGACCTATTTTTGATTGGGAAACCAGGCTTAAGGTCATCGCCCCTGGACTCCCTCAATATCTTTATCCAGTGGGAGACGATCAAGCTGGCTACTTCGTTTTAAACTGCCCTCCAAACGTCACCTACGGGGCAAGGCTGCGTTATTATGCCGACATTAGCCAAGTGGACTCAAACAGCACTTTGATGTCTGTAATCTATCGCAAATGGCGAAATATGTTCATCCAGGGCATCAAGTGGAAAAAGTTGGCTGATGAAGATGACGACAACGAAGATAAGGCCAAGGCTCAGTATATGTCGGCTCTGAGGGTCTTAATTTACCGTGAAGCCTACGGGATGGACATAAGTAACCTAACAGACCGGATCGTCGATTTTGATTTCGGCCATTTAGATAACTTTGGCGGCGGGAGCGGAACACGATGAGCGCAATAATCTCAGCACAAATGGCTTATAGTGGGGTGAGTCTTTACGCCCTGGTTCGTGACTTATCCGGTCTCATTGCGAACGGGGCGACCTTAGAAGCCTATAACGTGGCCAATTATGCGACCTATAAAATCGCTA